TGCGTTCGGTGGACACCCTGAAACCGAGCTTAGTAAGTTCTCGGAGTGTGGTTGGGATATTAAGGTGAAATAGGAAATCCTATCAATCACCCCCAATCCTCTAAACAAGTTTTAACACTCGAGTAGAGAACTGAGCCGGCGCCGAATTTCTTCGACGTCGGTATGATTGAAGACCCTTACGGTCTACGAACTTAGCCGCTCTTCGCCAACGCTTAACTGACCGCGGAAGGAGAACAGACATCACGGTAGAATCAGACACGGGTGTGTCCGACTCATCGCGACGCTGTAAACCAACCGAAGTCGGTACAAGCGCAAGCTTGGAGAGAGAAAGTTCGATTAGTTGAAGGACTTGTTTAAGGTCCCTCTCCCTAGTCCACACTTTCATGGCTTTCTGTAGTAGGCTCCCGGCCTCGTCAATCGCCCCTCTATACCGTCTCATAAAGAGCGGTGTTAAGAGGTTTTTGAACCAAGACCGATACAACGGAGTTGGAATTCCTGAGAGGTGATCGAGCTCGAAGTACGGAGCTGATTTGATTTCCTTACCTCCCTTACCCTTACGGGCAGGTGAGATAAAGAGACCAGTCAGAACCGTCTTGAGACGACCCAACGCAGGCGCCAACACCGTGTCTACCGCCTCAGCCCAGATGACTCTGAAGAGTTTCTCTTCATTGTCATACTTCACCTTACCCTTGGCATCTCCTGTCATGGTGACAGCGAGATACCAGTCGAGAAGGGAAGCAGCACCAAAAGGTGCTCCGGGTCGTAGCAGTAAGAGCAGGCTTGAGGAAAGGAGACGAGGCAGACGTGTAAGCAAGCGATTACTCGCTGCTGACGCTGACTTGAATCCAATCCCCAAGTATCTCGCAATCTGGTAGAGAGTTAAACTCACTCCCAGACGGGCTTGCACGGACGCCACGACCTCTGGTACGAAACCAGGGCCGAGCCATCCAACGGCGATCCCAGCCAGGGAAAGAGGATTAACCTCCAACCCTTTATGGTAGAACCGTTTTGCAAACTCGAGAGATGAGTTAGTGCTAATGATAGACTTGTGAAAGCCTATCTTAACACCAATCATCTCCATGAGAGATACGTATTGAGCGGCAACATCGCGATCAACGATCACGACATCGTCGCCCAGTACGGCGTACCACGGAAACCATACTCTATGTCCCACTTTCCAAGCGGAAAATTGGACCAAAGCATGGTGGGTCAAAGCTAACATTCCCCAAGAGGAATATGCTCCCATTGGTTGACCTACTGTATAACGAACCGTTTGATGACCTGGACCATAAGTGGTCGAA